TGAACCGTATTGATGCGCTGATCCGGGATCCGCGGTATTACTATGATGACGAGGCCATTAACGGATGGATCGATTTCTGCGAGACAGAGCTGACCCTGACAGACGGCGACGATCTGCGGCTGCTGGACACATTCAAACTATGGGGAGAACAGCTGCTAAGCTGGTATGAATTCGTGGAGCGCAGCGTGGCTCAGACCATGCCGGATGGAAAGATCAGATACGTGAAAAAGCGGATCAAGAAGCGGCTGATCACGAAGCAGTATCTGATCATCCCCCGTGGCGCTGCCAAGACCATGTACGACCACTGCATCCAGAGCTTCTTCCTGACCGTGTATGCCAGGACGACGCATCAGGTGACGACCGCTCCGACCATGAAGCAGTCGGAGGAGGTGCTGGCTCCTTTTCGGACAGCAATTGCGCGGGCTCGCGGGCCACTCTTTCAGTTTCTGACTGAAGGCAGCCTGCAGAACACGATCGGTAGTAAAGCCGCCCGCCAGAAGTTGGCCAGCACAAAGAAGGGGATTGAGAACTTCCTGACCAACAGCCTGGAAGAGATCCGCCCGATGACGATAGAGAAACTGCAGGGCCTGAACAGTATGATTAACACTGTTGATGAATGGCTGAGCGGCACAACCCGGGAGGATGTAATCGGCGCTTTGGAGCAGGGTGCTTCGAAGAACGAGGAATGGGTCATAGTAGCTACAAGTTCGGAAGGTACTGTGCGAAACGGCCCCGGTGACGATATTAAGATGGAACTCATGAGCATCCTGCGCGGGGAGTATGTGAACCCGCATGTCAGTATCTGGTATTACAAACTGGATGATATTAAGGAAGTTGAGCTCGGAAAGACCGACCCGATGGTGTGGCTGAAGGCCAATCCGAATCTCGGGCAGACGGTCAGCTTTGAGACCTACCAGCTGGATGTAGAACGGGCGGAGAGAGCCCCGGCTGCGCGGAACGATATTCTGGCGAAGCGATTCAACATCCCGATGGAAGGTTACACGTATTTCTTTACCTACGAGGAAACCCTTCCCCATCGGAAACGGGACTTCTGGCAAATGCCGTGCGCGCTTGGCGGAGACCTTTCTCAGGGTGATGACTTTTGTGCCTTTACGTTTCTGTTTCCGCTTGGGGGAGGGTCTTTCGGCGTCAAGAGCCGGTGTTATATTACCGAACTGACGCTGATGCGGCTTACCCCGGCGATGCGGACCGAGTATGACAAGTTCATGCAGGAAGGCAGTCTCATTATCATGCCTGGGACGGTTCTGGACACCATGCAGGTGTACGACGATGTCAATGCTTATATTAACCACTGCGGATACGACGTGCGGGCATTTGGGTACGACCCTTACAACGCACGGGAGTACGTGGAGCGGTATGAGCGGGAGAACGGTCCGTTTGGGATTGAAAAAGTGATCCAGGGCGCCAAGACTGAGAGCGTTCCACTGGGCGAACTGAAAAAATTGGCCGAGCAGCGGATGCTGATATTTGACCAGGAGATCATGAAGTTTACCATGGGAAACGCCATTACGCTGGAGGATACGAACGGCAACCGGAAGCTCTGGAAGAAACGGTATGACCAGAAGATCGACAGCGTGGCCGCCATGATTGATGCCTATGTGGCATATAAGTTGAATAGAGACAGTTTTGAGTAAAAAAGAAAAGGCAAGTTTAAAAGAAGAGAACCATGTTTTTCACGGTTCTTATTCCCGTTAGATCACAGTATCTCTCCTTTATCTGAGGGTATTTTGGGGATTACCGTTCTTTTACCATCGCATCATCCTTTCTGTTATCCTATTCAATAACAGGTATGTTTTTGGCGCGAAAAAAGAAAAGAAAAAAGGGCCGAAGCCCTCAGCCCAGGACGACGTTTGCAAAGCCACCATACTGTTCCTGCACCTGCCGAATCCAATCCTGCATTTTCTGATCGAACATCGGTTCCGGTTTTACTTCTTCAACAACTGTTACCACGTTGTCCGGTTCCTCTTTCGTTTCGTTCTCCGAAAATGCCTGATCGCATTCAGCCAGCAAGGCCAGAATAGCCTGCTCTTTCGCCTGGTCATCAACTTCGACCTTTCCTTTCCGTTCCGTTATCACTCCTTTCTTACTCGATTTCGAAACAAGTTTACCAATACCATGGCCAACTTTTTTGCCAGCCAAGCATGCAACCGGTACGATTGTCTTATTCGCAACCGTATAAGCTCCAATACCTGCCAACACCTTTGTCACCATCATTTCAGTAATCATTATTTCAGTCTCCTTTCAAAATGGAAGTTTTTCACTTCTCTTCATTAACGGGCATGTTTTTTACGCGAGATGCCTTATTTTTCAACGCCTGGAGGTGAGCCTGTGACCAAGGAATATGTAGCTTATCTGGCTTACCGGAAGGGCCGGAAGCCGCCAGAGATTCCGAAAGATCCCGTATATGAGGACTTTCTGATGCACTATGGCGTGAAAGGCCAGAAATGGGGGCATCGGCAGTGGCAGAATGCGGACGGAACCTATACAGAGGCCGGAAAACACCATTATGGCTGGGGATACGGCAGGCAGACGACCGGACAGCAGAGCGGGATCAACCCAGGGGCGAGGCGGCCATCCAGCAGGGTGAAGGTGGACGGGTATCAGCAACAGAGATTGCGGACCGGAACAAGGACAGCAACAAGTCAGCCCCAGCAAAAGCATGTCAGCGAAGCAGAAATCGAAGCCCGGAAAGCTCGAACCAGAAAGATTCTCGGGATTGCGGCTGGAGTGGCCGTTGCAGCGGCGCTAAGTTATGCGGCTTATCGGGGGTCAACCAAACTGAGGGATAACATGCGCGGGGATATGTTCCGAAACATGAGCTCCGATCACAGCAGGATCAATACACTGAATTCCAAGTATTGGGACGCTGCCGACCGGAAAAAGCTTTCGGAACTGAGCCAGAAACGTGCCCGGGAAGCGGCGAATAATCTGACCCGAACAGAAGCTGTGGCGGCCAAATTCGGAGAAAAGACCGGACTGAGAATCAATGTTCCGCAGAGCCGGCAGAGGCAGCTTGCCGAAAGACGAAGCTCGATCGAGTTTGAACGTTTCTACAAGAGCGCGGAGAAGCGCGGCGCCATGAATAAGTCGATCCACGAAGCCCGGCAGGAGCTGAAGGCAGCGCAGAAGAGCCTGACCCGATACCAGGATACTGCCAAGATGGGCACCAGCAAGCAGTATGAAGACTTCTGGGTTCAGAGACGGCAGGAACAGGTAGAAGCAGCTCGGGAGCGATTAAACAACTTACTACAGCAGAGAAGGGCAGGATAAAACCATGACGTACGAATATTCGAATTACCTGGCCCATCATGGAGTGAAGGGCCAAAAATGGGGGGTGCGGCGATACCAGAACGAGGACGGAACGCCGAAACATCCCGGAAGCCAACAAAAACCCGAGAGCGCGACATGGAAGGCTCGCGATGCCAGAAATCTCAGCAACGAGGAACTGGATCGCCGGAATACGCGGCTTCAGAAAGAGAATCAGTATCGCAGCAATGTGGAAAACGCTCATCCGGTTAAGAAAGAAATCAAGAATGCGGCTAAGAAGATTCTTCTTTATTCCGCAGTCGGCGTAATGAGCGGAATTATGGTTCAGAAATATCAGAGTGGTGCCAGTTTTCTTGGAAAACTTGCTCATTACAAACTCCCTACGTGATCAGAGACTGTTGTCTCGCCCGGGCGATGCCTGCATCGCTGCGGGTTTCTTTATTTTTGGAGCATTGGAGGTGATGACATTTGGCCGAATACACAGGCGACGGGATGAGTCTCGGACAGCGATTCCGGCATGCCTGGAATGCCTTTACAGGGAGAGACCAGGAACGGCTCATCGGGCAGGATCTGGGGCCGAGCTATTCGGTTCGGCAGGATCGGATTCCGTTTCGGAGAGGGACGGAGCATTCCATCATCGCCTCTATCTATACCCGGATCGCCATTGACGTGAGCAGCGTCAAAATCCAGCACGCACGGCTGGACGAAAACGACCGGTACACCGG